TTTAATTTTTGTCATTAAATCCTTCATTCTCAAAAATTGAGGATTCTCATACGTTTTACTTTCAATCAAATTAGATGATGAACCTGTTTGTGGTGTTTTAATAACTTTTCTCTGAATAGATTCAGTCACTACACCAACATTACTATTTCCATCTAATTCTTTTTTGATTGATTGGTAAAGGTTTTTTGATTCTTTTAAAGATTCAACACCGTCAAATCTTCTCAAGATATTTATTTTTTCTTGTTTTGTAGTTGAATGTTCTGTGAACAATCTTGTAGAATAAGCCAAGTTAGAATTGAAAACCGCAACTTCATTAAGTTTTGTTCTGAAAAAATCTAAAGCCTTTTTATACTCATCATTTTTTTCTTTCAATAAACTTAATTCCTCATTAACTGATTCAACTTTAAGGTGTCTTGGAGCCGTTCTTACTTTTGGTAAACCTTTTCTACCCCAATACTTACCGTTACCTAAAGTTCTTGATGCTTCTTTAGGCTCCATCATCATACCTTCGTTTTCTTCTCTTTCCCATCCTTCAAATTCTTCTTCATCCATTTCAGTTTCAGTAACACCATGTTTGATTTTAGAATAATTGAATTTAGGTCCTTTAGATGATGATTTACCAGAATATTTTCTGTCTTCTTTAAATCCACCTTTTTGTTTTTCATAAGAAAACTTAGGTTTACCCATCCCAACACCTTTTGCCTTGAAAGATTCCATAACGTCAGCCAACTCGTCCATGTCTACTTCGTAGATAGATTCGCTAGGAACAATAACATCATCATTAGGGTATGGATTTTCATAATCACCTTGTTCGTCCATTTCTAACTCATAGATAGTACCTTCTCTTTCTTCATTACCTTGTTCACCGATTCCACCCATATAAAGTTCATCCATTTCAGGATACTCTTCGTTAAAGTCTCTTCCGAATGATCCTAAATTTTCATTGAAGTCTGCTTGTGGTCTTCCTTGTTCATTCAAAACTAATTCATACAAAACACTCTCTTTCATTGGTTGTCCCATTTGTGTTTGAGTATTTGTTTCATCCGCTCCCGTTCTGATAATGTATTCATTCTCACCATCTTTAAGATAAAAATCATCTTCATCTTTGGCAACAATAATACCGTCTTGATCACCCATCGCTTTAAATACTTTAAGTACGTCGCTCATAGGTGCCGAAGTCATATCTAACGGAGGCATCTCATTATCACCCATCATAGGTTCTTGACCCATCATAGGTTCTTCACCCTCATCATCAACGTCTACATCGACATCAATTTCTTCAGGCTCTTCTGTTCCTTCAGGACCCTCTTCTGCATCAACCTCAACATCTGTTTCAGGTTCGTTTTCTTCTTGTTCGCGTATTCTTCTTTTTTTAGAACCTAATGATTCTCTTACAAGTTCGCTGATTTCTTCCTTCATTGTAGAAGCAAGTATTCCTTTTGCGTTTTCGCTGATAGCATCCTCAACTGCCTTAATTTGTAATAAGGTACTTTCAACTATCGATTTACTATTTTCCATATTCTTCAATAAATTTGCATTACGCTAATCGTTTATTTATTAATAAATATAGCAATAGAGTAAAAAGTTATTTTTTATTAGAAATTAGTATAAAATAAAAAAGGTGACCTTACGATCACCCTAATTAAATTTTTTAGAAAAATTATATTTTATTCTATAACTTCGTCAATTTTACTTTCTACAATTGCAGTAATTCTCCAATCCATTGTATAAGTTTCATAAGCCTTTGTAACTTTTGCTTCAACATCTGTTGGTGAATACGCTTTAACTAATTTTTCTTCTTTAATTTTTTTTACTTTTCCTGTGTTTTCGTCGACCATGTCGGTTGTTACTCTCGCAACAAAATATTTTTCATCCATAATTTAATTTTTTATTTACCCAAATAATCGGATAATCTTTTCATTAAGTCAACAGATTTTGATAAAGGATTTGAAGTTAATTCTAAATTTTCATGTTCTGTAAGTTTTTCTTCATACTTAGGTCTATCTTCTTTATTCAAATAAAGATATGCCCCTGGTGTTGATGGTGAAGAAACTAAATCAAAACAAATTAATTCAAAATCATCTTGAACTTCATTTTGTTCCCCTTTTTTTACTAAAGACCCGACACCACGAGAAGAAACACCCATTGTAACACCTTGTCTCATCATATTAGCCGCAACATCACCTTTAGAAGAAATAATACCCCTTTCATGGAATCCAGGAGATGTTAACAATTTAATTTTACCCATTAATACATTATCTTCCCACCATACATCAGTAATAAGATGAGCAACTCTATCTAAATCAATTAAAGAAGATTCGGGGTGGTTAAGTTCAGATATCGACATACCGCGATTAATCATTTCTTTATATTTTTCTGCCTCTCTCTCAAGAATTTTTTTTGGGTATATCCTTCCGTTTCTATTTGGTACACCATATTTTTGTAAAGTTGCATAAAATACAAATGGTTTTGAATAGTCAAGTTGTCCGTATGATTCTTTAATTACTTGGCTATTTCTATATTCGTTTGGGTTTATTATTCCTGCATCCCACTCAACTAAAATCCCCTTACCCGTATCGTTTGGTCCTAATATTTTCATAATCTTTTTTATGATAAATATTATGCTAATTGAGTTTCTTTATTTTTAGTCTTACTTAATATAAAATACTTTGATTTTTTTAAGTCGTCGTGATAAATTGAAGTTATTATTTTTTTAATTTTTGATCTTAAAATTAGTGATTTAAAATCTATGTTTTTTTCGTGAACAAATAAAGTTATTTCTAAATTTAAAAAGCTTTTTTTATTTTTTTGTATTCCACTTGTTCTTAGGTCTAAGTCAACTATTTGTTTTCTTTCAAATGTTTTAAAATCAAGTATCTCTAAAAGGGTATGTAATATTTGTCTTTTTATTAATCCCGTTATTTTATTCCAATTTTCATCATCTGTTATTGGTTCTATCCATGTTTGTAATACTAAATAAATTGATTTTAATTCTTTTGAATCCACCGTACCGTAATAACATTTTGCATCGTCAAAAACATTTAATTTTGACGTTTTTCCTTTTTTCATTTTTTCATATCTTTCTTGTTTATTTTTTATAATCATAATAAAAAAATTAATGGTTGTCAAAATTTAAAAAAATTCTTACTATTTATATTTAAAACCCAAAAAATTTATGATAATAGTACACGTAAAAAATTCTAACTCTTTAGAGCAAGCACTTAAAATTTACAAGTTTAAAATTTACAAAACCAAACAAATTCAAAAGTTACAAGAAAGGCAAGAATATAAAAAACCCTCCGTAAAACGAAGGGCTCAAGTTAAAAAGGCTCAATACAAACAGAAAAATCAAATTTCTTCTTGAGTTTCTTCTTTTTTCTCTTCTGATTTTTTCCCAAAAATCTTTTCTGTTGATGTAAGACCCAAACAACCAAACGCAAGCATTGCTACAGCATTTACTAAAGTGTCTGATGGTCTAATATCACCATGAGAGTAACTATTCACGTACAAAGTAATACACAAAGAAACACCACATAAAATTCCTACAAATCTTTTTGATGATGCGTTTCCTTGGCTATCCATGAATAATCTTCCGATTCCTTTAAAAAATTTTTTCATAGTCCCAAACTTAATTTTTTTAGTTTATAATAATCATAATGGTTACATTTAACACTCATTATCTTATTAATTGTTTTGTTTATAGTGTTTTGTAAATCCGAATCGGTCGATTCATTAATCGATCCTTTTAGATTTTCTAAAACGACTTTCTTTATTTTTTCAAAATTTTCTTTTAATTCTTCACCATTTAATTCAAGAACTTCTCCCAATTCTTTTTTCTCAGATTCATTCAAACCTGAAACTTCTTTTTTCAAATTTTCATTGGCAATTTTTACCATAGAAGAAATTGGTAAATTAGAATTTATTAATACCTCTTTTTTATTTTCTTCTTGGATTATTAATTTTTTAATATTATTTTTAGATTCTAATACTGTTTCTAAATTTTTTATTCCGTTTTTATATATTGCATTATCAATATCGGAATAGTCATTTCCATTATTTTTACTCCAAGAATTAATCCACAAATCTATTTGATTGATTCTTCTACTTTGATTTTCTATTAAAATTTGAGAATATTCAATTGATTCATTAACATAGTCATTTGCCAAATCTTCAGCAATACCGTTTTTACTGGATAAATCATCGTAAATGTAATATAACTCAGAAATATCTTTATTTTCTAAAACTATTTTTTTGAACTCAACCATAAACCTTTTGAAACTTGGTTTTTTTGCCAGATCAACTGCAGTTTTTTCTATGTTTGTTTTAATTTTTCCGAAAGTACTCATAATATTTTTTATATATAAATATTACTTATCGATTAAATCTTTCAATTTTTTATCAATTAAGTCTAAAGATAATCTACCTTTTGACAAATCCATATAATCTGAACCGTTCATTAATGTTTCTTCTAACAATAAATCTAAATCTTTTCTTACTAATCTTTCGGATGGCATTTCTGGTGGTGCCCCTGCTGGTGGTGGCGGTGATCCTCCACCCATATCAGGTGCTCCTCCACCCATATCAGGTGGTGCTCCCGCACCTCCTTCAGGTGCGGTTCCTGCAGGCTCACTGTCTTTTTTACCATAAAGTTTGTCAATATTATCAAATAAGCCTGTTTTTGTTATTACTTCGGCGGTTTTCTCTAACTCAGCATAAACGGCCCTTTCAATTCTTTGTTGTTGTACATCCAATCTAATTTCTTCATCTGAGAAACCTAATATATGTTTTTTAGCCCAAGACGCCGATACAGGAGCCAAAGACTTAGCAATCTCGGCAGTCGCATTTTTGTAAAGGTCAATTTTTTCTTTCCAAATCTCTAAAGATAATAGTTCACCTTGTTTAGATGGGTTATTTAATGATAACGTAAAATTAGTTAGTTCATCTTCAAATCCTAATAAAAATAAATGAATAATTGCGATTTTATTTAATTCAGCAATCATCGATTTTTGTATTCTATTAATTGTCCTTGCAAATCTAATATCTAATAATGATAAATTTTTACCATCACCAACAGCCTCTTCAAACCCTAAATATGCCTTTGGTATTCTAAGTGCGGTTACTAATTTCTTTTGGATATATTCGATATCTGCAATTTCAGCCATGTTAGAGGCACCTGCCAATGTCTCAATAGGGTTTGATGCTGCCGGATCCCTAACAGGTATAAAATAATCTTGGTCAACGGCCATTTGATTATATCTCATATCTACATTTCCAGTTTTTGGGTCTGCGATTTGATCCCTTTTAAATTTACTTGCAACTTTTTGTACATATGCGTCAACATCTTTATCATCCATGTTACCAACGAATACTTTAAATACTCTTCTTTCTGGTGCTCTTGATAATCTGTATATTAACATCGCATCTTCACAAAGAAGTAATTGTTTCCAAATACGTCTTGCTTTTTCTAGCATTGATGTTCCGTAAGGTAGTTTT